CCCTGCCGCTTGTTAGGTGTTTCTATATAATGGTGGCCACCCAACGAAAAAATAACATGAAAAATCCTCACCAGCTGAGGCATACAAATTAATTACATTCCTAATACTTGAACCTACTGTTGTTTTGAGTAAAGTATATTTAAAAAGTGGATTATACGGATGTGATACGTAAAATGAAGCACCATCCGTCCTAGTAATAAAGAACTTAGCCTCATTATAAAAGGGCATTTCAAAATCAACTACAGGATTTATTTCTCCCATAGTCAAAACTGCTCCTCTCATCACACTATTTCCATATACTTCAGCAGCATCGGCACAAAGTGTAGACTCGTCAACATATGCTTTGCTACCTCTAGAAAATTCAGCACCTACAAATTCCACTTCTTCTCCTCTAGTAACCAAGATTTGTGTAGTGTTTTGGCATAAACTACTTATCTTCCATCTACAAGCACCTTTATATCCAGAAAACGCCAACATGACGTAATTCATCATAGTCATCGCACACTTATTGCGTGCAGCAGCTATGGGAAAGTCATTTTGGAGCTGTGGATAAAAAGGATACATAGGATGTACAAAATAATCTATAATGCCGGTATTTGAATCCACTATGGTAGCATAGTAACTATCTCGTTTTAATAGTGTGCGAAAATTAGTCACTACTTCTCCCATATAAAGTTTATTTATTTGCGGATTCATATCAGATGCATGTGTAACACTGCGTACTCCAACTCCTACACTGTCCGGATTTATTAATTGACCACTATCCTCAATACCAGATTGAGGAACAATAGTTTGCCACTTACCCACTGTATGCGGATCAGCTAGCTGAAAGTCATTACCAGCTCTAACGTAACAAGCTATAGTGATATCATTTGACACAGTAGGAGAAGCAGGTGCCGTAAGTTCATTTACAACATATATACTTATAACTCCATTCTCTCCTCTATTTAAATTACCACTTGCTGTCATAGGTAATGTAGACAAAATACTTGAATTTGGCCAATCTAATAACGGATTTACTGAATCTCCTAACCACTCTCTATCTTGGTAATTTCCTATCCTCACTTCAAAATCTGACGTCTCACCTATATCTACTATATGTGAAAAATTAATATTGTCTTCTCTATTTAACTGTGTACCATACGGATCATAAATAATTGCTAACCTCCCTCTATGAAAAGCCGACTTTATTATTTGAAACCTGTATATTAATGAACCAGTCCAATATTTAAAACAATTTGCTACTCCACACACCGCAGTCATAGATATTCTTTCAGTATCTACAGTGCCACGCCTATAAGTCCAAGGCGTAACAACATAAGATTGAAGTAAACTACCCGTACTAGCACTAAGCTGCCATTCAAACTGATTCAAATACGAATCTCTACCAGTAATATAATTTAAAGACATTTGATCTTCTGCAGATAAACAGATATCCATAGGGGATATAGAAGTTTCCTGCTTTACATCTAATGACAGTTTTATACTATTACTAGTAGAGTTTGTAACTGCTAAAGATCCTGTGGGCCTAGGTATTAAGGGTTCAGGTTCTGCTACTGCTATAGGTTTACAATATCCTAAAATAGAAGCTATATTGCTTGTAACAGTAGCTGCTTTTTCAACAGCTAAAGCATAAGGACCTATACCAGGTATGGAAGTAACATTTCGAGCAACAGACGCTACATTAGTAGCTGCCTGGCTAATAGGTTTCTCCACACTCTCTTCTTCCCTACCACTTTGCGGAATAACCCTCGCAGCAGGAGGTCCTGCCTGCGGGGCTAAATCAGTCATGTATCTATATGTTGGTCCTTGTACTTCCACATCTTCAAACCATGCATAAACGGAAATAGTAACCCTTTCATTAGAAACTGCTAAATCTTGACTTGAATGTTTAAGATTTGCTATTGGATTAAAATATATTGTTCCCAATCTACGAAAATCCAAATTATCAGTCAAACTAATATAAGGATAAGGGTAAAAGAACGGTAAAACCATTTCTGCTCCACCAGATGTTGAAGGATCCAAGAAAACACGAGGATACTGTGATATTGGCACTAATAAGTCTTCTCCACCTATAGAAGACACCGGCCTAGTAAAGGTTAATTCACTAAAAGGTAGATAGGACGCCATCATCCTTCCATAAAAGAAACCATTACCATTTAATAAAAACTTAACATGACACGTCCCTCTAAATAATTGAAAGTTATTTATCCTATTCTGTATTCTAGGATTAGATAACAAAGATACCCATGGATCTACATCTGTATGAATAGGTCCAGCACCCCAACTAATAGTTTTTATTAGCAAGGGACGCTTTAAAAAATCACTCAAAGAGATATTGTCATGTAATAACCGCGTATCAGCCCTAGCCCCCGACAAATTTAACACCATAGGTTCCTCTGTTTGTACGAAAGTTACCACTTGTTCTTCATCTTTTTCTACGCCTGATTGCATTTGTAATTGCGCTCCATCCGAAACGACTCCCAGTTTAGTGACGCGCTGGTTCTCGTCATTTAGTTTATAATTTTCTGTAGTACTTTGGGTCCATACGGACCAATTTTGTATGTCAAAACTAAACTCTTGCGCAAGCCTAAACCACAGGGGTTGACATTTCCTCCATTGTTCGGTAACCAATACACAATCGTCATTATCCACCTTCCATTTTTCAACCATTTCTGAAAAGCTAACTTCTAACAGGTTACAAAATCTTAACAAATCATGTTTAGTAGCAATTATACGCAACTTTCGGCGTGAATCCTCATAAAACTGTTTTCCATGAAACTTTGCTTCAAACAAGAAATTGTCTATACATTGTCCTGTTAAAAATTCAAGTGTAACAGTGCGCGGTGGAACATGGCACATAATACACTTAAACATGCTTTTCTTAGATAAAGGCGCAACTACCATACCAAACTCTTTTACATATACAAGTCTTCTTTTTAGAAATTCCACTTCATGAAGTTTGTAAAAGCGTTTATTAGATGTGCGTCCTTTCTTCTCCATATCTGTACCTAAAATACCTAATGAATCCCAAGCCTTAAGTACATTGCTAACTGTAAAAAAGTTAGCATCTTTAGATACATTAGCAATAGAGTCATCCCCATATACACGTAAAGTAACCAAATCAGAAAAAACTCTAGGTCCTGAATACAGATAATGGAAAGCCATCCGATAATAAGTAGAATTTATCAGACAGCC